GCGTCAGCCGCCCCTGCGGCGACACCACAACGCCGGTGACCGTGCCCGGCGCACCAGCGGCGCCAGTGTCGCCTTTCACACCCTGCGCGCTGACAACGTGGCCACTGAAAAACGTGGCAGTGGTGGTTGTTGTCCCATCAATGGTAATCGTGGAGCCTGACGTGCCGTTGAACCAGATTTCGTAATAGTCGGTGCCGTTGGCAACATCGTCAAAACTGGCCTGCGTCAGCGCGCCCAAACCAACGGACGGCACACCAGTGCGGCGTAGCTCAACCCCGTTTTTGTAAAGCAGCACCCACATATTGGCGTTGGCGGTGGCGCCATTGAAAATTCGCAGCGCGGCATCGATGTGGACAATGCCCGCCGGCGGCGTCCATCGGCTCAGTGCGGCATCGTAGAGGCCGCCTTGATCGTAAGGCTTGCTCGGGAACGTGATCTTGGTGTCTGTGTTGCTGGCAACGCCGGTTTGGTCGGCAGTTTTCTGCGCGCGAAACCCGATCGCCGGGGAGCCAGCACCACCACCAACCGCGGTCGCCTTGGCCTGCCCCGCGGTCGCGAAATCCCACGTCACCGTCGCGGTGTTGGTCAGCACCCGCTCGTTGGTCAGTGTCGCGTCGGCGGATGCCGTGATGTATTCCGCCGAGATCGTGCCCGGTCCCGCCGGGCCGGTGGCACCGGTTGGTCCCGCGGGTCCAGTTGGTCCCGCGGGTCCGGTCGGGCCCGGCGGTCCCGCACCAGCGCCGCTGATCCCGAGCGCATTGCGTGCGGCCAGCGGGCTTTGCGAGGCATCAAACGCGCGCCGAAATGGCGGCGTGACCGGCCCGGTCATGCCTTGGTGCCATCCGGCTGCGCGTCGGCCAGAAAGCCCTGCGCGTGCGTCCACACGCTGCCGCGTGGCGCGATCATCTTAAAGCGGTGCAATCGGCTGGAGGTCTGCACCGTCGCCGATCCGGTCACCTCCAGCGATTGCGGCGGCGTCCACACCCTCGCATCTTGCAATCGTTCGCGCGTGCCCACCGAGATAACGACATCCGGCGCATCGATCAGCGGATACACTTCATCGACAAAAGCCCGCTGGCCCGGCACCAGATGCATTTCGGCACTTTCGAGCGTGGCCTGCAGGTTGGGGCCGGCGAGCGCACAGAGAAAGCCGTTGATATCAACCGCGCAAACCAGCGGCCGGCCGGCCTCATACAGGAAGCTGTCGAGCGGCTGCGCATTGCTGTCGAGGTCAGCATCGCCGGGTTCGGTGCCATCGGTGTCGAGGTCGAGGCCGGCGGAGGCCATCGTGGCCCACATCTGCGCGAATTCGGTCATCCGCGCCCAGCGATCGAGCCCCCAGTTGTACAGTATGACCATATCGTATTGCTGCGGGCTCGAGCCCGAGTGCGTGGCCCAGGCCACCCACGGCTTGTTCGCCGTGATCGCTTGCACCACATTGCGCCGGCCGGGATCAGTGTTGGCCAAGAACCACTCGTTGACCTTCTCGTTGCCGATCGGGGTTAGCTGCGAACCCGAAAGCGCGTAGAAGCCGTCCTCGGCCAAAAAATAGAGCACATTGGCAATGGTGGTATAGCCAAACTCCGAGATCGAGCCGCGATCCTGCACCACCCGCGTGAACGAAAAGATCGTGGCGGTATCGCCCGGCAGAAACTGCATCAACCTGATCGCGCGATCCTGCACGACATAGCCGATTTCGCCGCCGGCCACGCCCTGCACAATGCCGCCGTCTGGGAATTCCTGCTCGTCGCAGAGGTTGGTCCCCACCGTCCACATGTAGATGTCGTTGATGCCGCACCAGATGATCTTGCGCTGATTGCTCAGCAGCCCGGAGAGCACCAGAAAGTCGCCGACCTGGCTGACCTTGTGCGCGATCGGTGGCGAACCGGCCAGCGCGATGAAATTTGTCCCGGTCTTGATGTTGATCTCCTGCGGCACATCCCCGATCTGCACCGCCACCAGATGGTCGCCGAATTGCGCAAACGACCACAGTTCGCCCCCGGTAGGCACGTTGTACGCACCCCCGGTGGTGCGGCTGACATCAATCCAGCCGCCGATGCCATACTTGAACAGTCCGGTTCTGGTGCCGGCGTATATCTGCCAGACGCCATCCGAGGTGCGCGCCGAGAACAGACCAACGCATGGCCCCGGCAATGGCGTGCCACCGGCAAACGGCAGCAGCGAGGGGATCGGCAGATAAGAATTGGCGCCAACGAAAACATTCTCGACATCGGCAGAAAATTGAACGTCGAGCAGGGCGATGTCGGGCCGCCATTCGGCGAGCGCAACGGGCAACGGTGGCATCAGTAATACTCCGCGGTTCGTACCGCCGGGCTGGTGGGGCCGGTGGTGAGCGCGGACAGTTGGGTGATCTCTGCCAGCACCTCATCGCGGCGTGCCTTGTAGAGTTGCGCCATTTCGGCATTACGGCCGATTGCCGCGAGTTCGGTCACACAGCCGAACTCATAGGCGTCGGGATGTTCTGTCAGCAGCCAGTTGGTGGCGAGGTCGCCGCCGGCGGTGATGGTCGGTATTTTTTGATAGTAGTGCAGTTCATAGGCACCAACCGCGTCATTGATCGGGCGCGTCTTGAACTTGGCGCCCTCGATTGCGAACAGGAACGCACAAGTGTCGTTGCGTATGGTGGGAAGATAGGCCGGATGTACATAATCCATTTCCGCGCTGGAGGTCGGATAGCGGGTGCGGTCGACCGGCAGCACCGTGCGCCAGGTGAGATAGTCGTCCGGCAAACTCGCTTCGCCGTTCACGGTGGTGAGCAGCGTCATCGCCTCCATCTGCCGCACCCGCAGGCGGCGGTTGGCGGCACGCTCGAAATTGCTCACCATCAGGTCGTAGTCCGGCGCCTGGCGCGCATGGAACATGTACTTGCTGAGTACGGCTTTGAGGTCGCCGAAATTACTGATCAGCATCGCCGTTGTCCCTTATGCGCCGGGGGCGCCCCTTGCGCTTCTTGTTGGGCTCGCGATCGGGCTCGTCCTCGGGCGGATAATCCGGCGGCGTGGTGGGATAGCGCGGCGGCTCCTCGATCGGCGGCGGCGGCGGCGGGTCGTTGGTCCATGTCTCGGGATTGGGCGTGCCGCCATTCTCCACCCGGAAGAACCGATTGCCGCGAGCCTTGGCGATCATCCACGGGTCATTGACCTCGACCTTGTCGCCGGCGGTGAACAGCACGCCGCACCAAGTAATACTGTCGAGAGGGGTTTCCCCCTCCCGATAGTCGTCGGTGCTCAACCAAGTGAGCGTGGTCATTTACGACACCGGCTTGACGAACTGCACCGATACATAGACATCGCCCGCGGTGGGGGACACCGCGAGGTTGGCGTACACGTCGGTGTCGGCCGTCACTGGGTTGGCGAGCGCCGCCGCCGGCGGCGTGGTCACCGTTCCCGCGGTGAGCGCAATGCCGGCGGCAATGTCGGTGCCGGCCGCGGTGGTGCCGACGTTCAACGTGGCAGTGCCCGGCGTGATGGCCGTTTCCACGTTGGTGTTGACGCCCAGGATCAGCGCCCCGGCCGGGATGGTGCCGATCTTGACGCTCTGTGTGGCGCCACCGCCGGACACCGCGGTGATGCGGCCGGCGATCGAGATCACCGCGTTGTTGAACGGATCGCGGGCCGGCGTGTTGGTCATCAGGTTAGCAACCATGTTCCTTCTCCTATTCGGGTTGAACGGCTAAGAAAGAAAAAGCTAGCGCGCTGCGCTTGCTTAGTCGGAAGCCGAGTTGAAGAACCCGGTTGCCATGCCCCACTGCACCAGCTTGGTGCCAGCCTTGGGGTGCTTCTTGAAGATCTTGCCGACGCCGTAGGCGGCCTCGATTCCAGTGCCCGTGACAAAGCCGTAGTCATCTTCTTTTCTGAAGGTGGGCTTGGCCATCTGCCCATAGGCGAGCGCGACCGCTTGCTGACCGCACAGGAACACCGGCTCCACGCGGGTGCCGCCGTTGCCGGCAGTCTTGAGCGAGGTCCAGACGTTCGACACGAACAGCGAGATTTCCGGCACCAGCCGCACGATGACGCCGTCGTAAATCTGATCCCCGTCTTGAAACAGCGGGTTATCGGGAGCGCCGTTAACCTCGCGGCCCTCGCGTGAGCGCGCATCCTTGTTCACGGTCTGCAGATCAATCTTAAGATCGCGGAACACGTTGAGGCCGGCAAAGGCCACATAGTATTCGTAGCCATCGCGGGTCTTGTACGGCCGAATGCGCGGATTGGCTCCCATCGCCACCCGCTTGAGCAGCGATAGGTTCGCGGCCGTGAACTTATCGGCGGTGGCGTCGACGTTGGCCAACGATGTGGCGTGGTCGGTCGCCGAGTTCGATGTCGCCGCACCGTAGAGAATGCGATCGACGTTGTCGGTGCGCCAGGTGTTGCGCTGCGCCACCGTCGACAGATCGTACTGGATGCCGTTGACACGAACGCCGGCCGCGGGCTGGCTCTCGGTCGGCAGCGCCATCATCGCCGCAATGATCTCGTCGCGGGTGACCTCGGACAGCCAATCCGACAGTAGGGGTTTTGCTTCCCCGAAAATGTCGGCGCTGTCCTTCTGGCTTTCTGCCTTGGTAGTAACAACGGCGTTACGCACCCATTCTAACCATACCCTATATCCGTAATCGTCGATCTTATCTTCGTTTCCAACCAAAGGTCCGGTACTAACACCGATACCTTGGAGCCTGGAAACGATAGGGATATTCATCACTTCGCCACCGGCTTTCAGTTCCATGCGGCGGCGAATGATGGCGTTGAGATCAT